CTCTTGAGATCCTTCATAACCCTCACCAATAGATGCAGCGTAATGCACAACCATTCTTGGTTCTTGCTGTGAGTAATCAAATGATCCCCACTTATAACCTTCCTCTGGTAAGAATAAACCTCTTATCAAAGGACCAAATTCTTTGTTTCTAGCAGGTAATTGTTGTAAATTTGGATTAGACATGGATAATCTACCCGATACAGCCCCTCCATCATCAGATCTTAACTGATTTATCTCAGCATGTATTCTTCCTTTGTGATGAAATTTTAAAATTGAATTTAAAAACGTACTATGAAATTTATTTATCTCTCTTGCTTGCACAATTAATTTTGATATTTTGTGTGGTGAATTAGATAACCAGTTTTGTGTAAATGAAGGTTCTCCTGTCTTTTCTGTCCTTGGATAAACTATCTTTAGTTTATCGAATGCATCGGCGATATTTCTTGCTGCCCAGATATCTACATCTTTACCTGTTAATAGTTTTATTTCTTTTAGTGTTGCCTTTTCTCTGGCTTCAAATTCTTTTATTAATAACTCTGCTTTATTTACGTCAACTCGAATACCACGCTGACGCATCTGTATTAATATTGGAAGAAGATCGGATTCTAAATCCCAAATCGTAGTTAAACTTTGTCTATTTATTTCATGTTTAAATCTTTGCCATAAGAGGTACGTGAGCCGTGCGTCTTGTTCAGCGTAAAATCCAACATGCTCTGCAGGCAACTTCCACATCTCTGCTTTCGGATCAACTCCATGATCTCTAGCTGCTTCATTCAAATCAGTTTCAGCTTTAATCTCGCCTAAATATTCTTTAGCTAAATTGTTAAGGGCAAACGACCACCTATTCTCATTAATAACTGCTGCAGCGATCATAGTATCTACAACCGGACCATTTACTTTAATACCCATAGCTTGTAACCAACCAATATCGTATTGAGCATTGTGAAATATCTTTGTACAAGGTAATGCACATACATCTTTCATATATTTTATTACTTGCACAGGAATCATGTTACCACCACCTAAATGTTTAAATGGGTAATATGCTTGCCAACCATCTACAGCTACAGCAAAACCGATAACATATCCTTTGTTCGTTGCCCAACCTGCGCCAAGGCCTTCATTAATTCCATCGTCTCTAGTTTCTAAATCAATTGCTATCTCAGGATATTTAGATAAATCTTTATATTCATTCGGACATGACCAAATATGTTTTTTAAAATTCATAGATAATTGTAAACTTGTCATTTAATGAAATCTTTTTGAAAGTGTTGATTAAAATCCAAACAAGCTTGTGCGCCTATTTCTATTAAGTTTGAATAACTTGGGGCTATAGGACATTCAAAATCCCTAGAATGCTGTAAATGTTTATATTCTATTTTATCTTTCCAAAGATAATAAGTATTCCAATTAAGTGGATGTTCTAATATTTTTTCTAAATTTTTTTGATCGCTATCAAAAATTTCTACACTTGGAAATTTGTGTAAAAAATTTAATTTATTATCTTTGTTCCAAACTATATAATAATGGTGATTATATCCTCTCCATCTTATTTTTGAGCTTTCAGGATAGTTTTCACTGTTTTTAAATATTTCAGCAATAGGTGATGGGCATTCAATATATCCTGCTTTAGAAATTCTTGATATTTCTTCCATACAATGAAACGGATTGTACAAATCTTCTAAAACGTGTCGTGCGTAAGTAAAATCAAATTCTTTATCATCGTACGGAAATTTATCTTTAGAAAAATCTACAATTTTATAATTAGGAAGTTTATTACTTTCATTTACATCCCAGCCACAATAATGTGTTGCATATTGAAATGGAATTATACTTGGACCTAATTCTAAAACTTTCATGTCTTTAGTTATCATATTTCCAAGATAATCATTTATTTGTTTAAGAGGCTGCCAATATTTAATCATTGTAATCCCTGTGTAAAATCATTTCTAAATAATGTATAGCTTTAAGAATATCTTCTTTCTTACCTTTTAATCTATGTCTACAAATGTATTTAATTGCATTACCTTCTGCGAATGGTAAATTATTTTCATTAATAAATACTGATGGCTGTATCTTCATTAATTTATAATGCTTACCACCAACTTGTTTAAAAAATGTTTTATTGCTCATTTTCCTTTAAATAAACTAAATAATCTTTTCCGATAGGATAATTATACTTATGATCCGTTGATAGCAAGTGTATAGTGTCTTTAGCTCTAGTTACTCCGGTATAATAGACTCTGCTCTCATCTGACTTTTCTAATTTACTTTTGTTATTAAAATCAGATAACCAGTTAGCTTTAGAATAGATTAAAACATTGTTTGCCTCTCCACCCTTTACAGAATGAATAGTATCAATTAAGATATTAGGCTCATTATTCAATGCATCTTGTCCATATCTTTTTAATAGTCTTATAAAGTATATTGTTTGTCTTGGACTAAAATTACGTTTTAAAATCCACCACCAAGCTTTACTTTGATACTCATCAGTCATATCTAAGCCAGCCCATTCTCTTAAATCATTAAAATCAAATTCTTGATAATCAGGTATGTTTAACCAAAATTTTGGTGTTCTGTAATCAGAATCCTTTATTTCCCTCACATATTTGTACAGGTTTTCTGCCATTTTTTTGCCAATCTTTCTGCCATTATTTATGGCAGTCCATGCTTTTATGGCTTCCCACTGTTTTTCGTCAAATGACTTGTTACCTTTATTATCCTTATAATATAGCCCTGCATCCTTAGCAGATGCCCTTAATTCGTTCACAGTTGTATGGATACGGCCCAGGACATACCAAGTACCGTTAAGATCGTTAAAAGGCACCTCTTTGAAGCTTAAATAGCGTTTTACGTAGTTGTTTAGACTATTATTGTGGGTATATAGCTTATCTTCGCTATCTACTATGCCTCTTCTAATGATTTGGGCAAATTTATAAATTGCTTCTCCAAACCTTTGTGTCTTACGTAATACTACTTTACGACCTGGAAAATACGTTGTGAAGTACTTTGGATCTGCTCCATTCCACCTATAAATAGCCTGGTCATCGTCCCCTGCTAAATAAATACGTTTTACATTGTCACACATCTTATAGATTGCTGACCATTGTAATGGAGTAAAATCCTGTGCTTCATCTAAAATTAATATATCTAATGGTGGAAATTCTATTTCATCAATGGCACGACCAATCATATCTGTAAAATCTATAAATGAATTCTCTCCCCCTGATCGTTTGTAATGTTCGTAAGTGTCTATCTTTCTAAGATAAACATTTAAAGGCTCTTTCTTATAAGTTTCTTTTTTGTAAACTTTAACAGGATCTTCCATCATATTTCTTGCTTTGTCATAAATAGCAAGAGACCAATCTTTGTAAGTAAAGTTATCATCATCAACTCTACTATCACTTGTTCTTATAATTTTATTTTGTAATGCAAAATCAAGCATACAATCTTTAGTATCAAATACTTCTTCTTGAAAGTATCTTCTACAATAAGAATGTAATGTTTTAAATCTATTAAAATCTTTTAAAGTATATTGAGGGAAAGCTGACAAAGCTCTATCTCTTGCTGTATTTACAGCTTTATTTGTAAATGAAATAAAAGCAATATTATTTGGGTTTATATTTCTTCGTAAAGCCCCTTTTAAAACTCTTTCAATTAAGTTGTGTGTCTTACCTGTTCCAGGAGGACCAAATATTTTAATTGTTTTCTTGTATAGTGCCCTCTGTTTTTGGAGCTCTAAATTTGTTGTGATACTCATCATCCATTTCACTTGTTGTTTTTTTACTTGAACCGTTAGCCTTTACTTCTTTACCCTTTTCAAAATCAGGCATGTCTACATACCATACATTTTTAACACCTTGAAAAAAATCGTGTCTTTTACATTTTAGAAAGTTTAAAGCTTCTACTGTAGAACTAAATAAATGAGAAGCATTTCTTTTTATCCAAGAATCTAATGTAGATCTTTTAAAATAAACTAATGTTGAATCTGATTTTCTAATTGTATAACCATGATCCATTTTAGAAAAATCATCTAACTCCCAAGTTTTTTCAAAAAAATCTTTTAATGCAACATGTCTTATCTCTTCTCTAGTATCTTTATTGTTAAAATCTTTACTCTCTTCTGCTTTGTTTACTAAGGCTTCCATTAGTAATTCAAATAATGGTGGGCCCTTTTTAACCTTAGGTAATGTTCTCCAAAATATTTTATGCTTAATTAATTTTGTTCTCCAAGTTTTTTCATCTTTCATATCTTCAGGAAGAACAACTATATGAGTACCTTTATAATCGAATTCGTAGTAAGTTGTTTTAGTATCTTGTGAATAAGTAACATTTTCAAACTCATTAAATATATCCGGAGTTTGTGCCATGATTCCAAGTCTTCTTGTCTTACATAATTCTTTATTACAGATACTTTCTATAAATCCATACTTAGGTGGACACATATATTCATATCCTTTTTTAAATACAGATTCGGATGTGCCATCACTTTCATTTCTTTGTAATGGACCATCTTTATGTTTTGCAAAGGCAAGTCTCTGTCTTTCCCAAGCAATTTCTTTTAATTGTTTTAATGTTAATGTGCCTTCAGATTTTTTTAATTCAAGAACACATATGTTGAACAACATATTGTTTCTATCTCCTGTCCAACCATCATGTAATACTTTTTGTATACAAGGTGGATATTCTCTGTAAAAAGTTTCTGGTTCATATTCTGTTACTTTAAATTTAAAAAAATCTTCTGGAGATAATTTTTTTGATTCAGCTATTTCTAAAAACCTACCTAATATAACTGCGTTGTTGTCATCATCATATGCGTATTCAACTGCTGCTTCCCATTTATGGTAAGGCATTCCTACTGCTTTATTGCATGGAAATACTTCTTTAGATAAAAAA